GTAAATAAAGGAGATAAGGTTTGTTTTCAACCGGATAGTGAATATGAGTTCGAGGTAGATGGAGAGAAACTTTATAGAATGTATGACCATCAGATAACAGTTAAGCTATGACAACTATATTTCTAACTGACGTATTCGAAAACCCCGACAAGTATGTTGAGGGTATAAAACAAAAAGGCTTTACTGATTTTAAATCAGGAGAGAATGTTTTTAAAAACGTTCAAGAGTTAGAGAGAGATGATGTTGTAAAAGATATAGAGTCTTTGTTGGGTGCGAATCTTGTTTTAAGTTTTGCAAGAATGTCTCCATTAGGGCAAAAAGAACCCAACTTTATACACAAAGATGATATGCACGGTGATTACACCGCTATATTATATTTGAACAAATTGTATCCAAGTGGATACGGCACAACACTATATGATGAGAATGATGATGAGATATTGATATGTAAAGCAAAGTACAATTCTCTTTTCATATTTCCCTCATCTGTAAAGCATTCAAGAAATACTTTACAAAACTTTGGAGAAGGTGGTGATGCAAGATTAGTTCAAGTTATGTTCTTTAAGATTTAAAAAATGAAAAAAGACAAGTGGGTGTTTTTCGAAGAGAGTTGGAATGAGCACGATGGTAGCCCAATTCCTTTAAAGAAAGAAAAAAGATTTAGAAATGAAATCAAAAGAAATAAAATTAAGAATAATAGAAGCAGGTCACAGAGCGGTGGAGCAGCTTATAAAGGTAGCGAAGGAAGCGATTATTAAACACGACCCTGAAGATGATTTAGCTGCAGACAAATTAAAGAATGCTGCTGCAACAAAGAAGTTAGCAATCTTTGATGCTTTTGAGATACTGAATAGAATAGAATCAGAAAGAGAAGCTATTGAGTTAGCTGAGAAAGGAGTTAGTAAAACAGATACCAAACAAGGATTTGCAGAAAGAAGGTCAAAATAAACTGTATAGAACATTAGAGGACTATATCCCTAAGAACGTACTTAGCAATAAAAACAAAGCTAAGTCGTGGGAGTATGGGTATGACTCTAAGTATAATGTAGTTGTTATATCGAAGACCGGGCAAGTAGGTTCTGTAATAAATATAAGTGGCTTAACAATAGCGCTACCTAAAGAACCTAAAAAGTGTCTTCAAAGACACTCTAAAAAAGAACAACAATTTTGGGAAAGAACAGACTTACCTAAAGATTTAGATAGAATACAATCTATATTCCAATGGAATGAAATGCCATCTACTTTTAAAAACAGATGGGTTGATTACATTGAGCGTGAGTTTGATTATAGAGAAGACGGTATGTTCTTTATGAACAACGGAAAGCCAACTTACATTACAGGCTCTCATTATATGTATCTTCAATGGACAAGCATTGACGTAGGATACCCCGACTACAGGGAAGCAAACAGAATATTTTTTATTTATTGGGAGGCTTGTAAAGCTGATAAGAGAAGTTTCGGAATGACCTATCTAAAAATTAGGCGTTCAGGTTTTTCATTTATGTCTTCAGCAGAATGTGTAAACACAGGTACTCTTGCTAAAGATGCAAGGGTAGGTATACTATCTAAGACAGGTAGTGATGCAAAGAAAATGTTTACAGATAAAGTAGTTCCTATAAATAACAGGTTACCTTTTTTCTTTAAACCTATAATGGACGGTATGGACAGACCTAAAACTGAATTAGCTTTTAGAGTTCCTGCTTCTAAGATAACCAAGAAGAATATGTACGAGGTGGAGCAAGATGTTCTTGAAGGTCTTGATACAACTATTGATTGGAAAAACACAGATGACAACAGTTATGATGGTGAGAAACTATTATTGTTAGTACACGATGAAAGTGGTAAATGGATTAAGCCTAATAATATTTTAAATAATTGGCGTGTTACCAAAACCTGTTTGAGATTAGGTAGTAAGATTATAGGTAAATGTATGATGGGTTCTACTTCAAATGCTCTTAGTAAGGGTGGTAGTAATTTCAAGAAACTATTTGAAGACTCAAGTGTAACATCTCGTAATGCAAACGGACAAACAAAAAGTGGGATGTATAATCTTTTTATTCCTATGGAATGGAATATGGAAGGATTCATTGATAGATACGGGATGCCTGTATTCAGGAAATCAGATGAACCTGTGTTGGGTGTTGATAATGAAATGATAGAGAATGGCGCTATAGACTATTGGGAAGCTGAGGTTGATTCATTAAAGAATGATGCTGATGCTTTGAATGAGTTCTATAGGCAATTCCCAAGAACAGAGTCTCACGCATTTAGAGATGAAAGTAAACAGTCCTTATTTAATCTAACCAAGATATATCAACAAGTTGATTTCAATGATACGTTGATATCAGAACATCATATTACAAGAGGTTCTTTTAGTTGGTTAAATGGAATAAAAGATACCAAGGTAATTTTTAGCCCTAATAAAAGCGGAAGGTTCTTGGTTAGTTGGACTCCCGAAAAGAATTTAACTAATAGAATTATAACTAAGAATGGAACTAAATATCCGGGTAACGAACACATAGGCTCGTTCGGATGTGATAGCTATGATATAAGTGGTGTAGTTGGTGGCGGTGGTTCTAACGGAGCACTACACGGATTAACAAAGTTTAATATGGATAACGCTCCAAGTAATGAGTTTTTCTTAGAATATATTGCTCGACCACAAACGGCAGAGTTATTTTTCGAAGATGTATTAATGGCTTGTGTGTTCTATGGTATGCCTTTATTGTGTGAGAATAATAAACCAAGGTTACTATATCATTTTAAACACAGAGGATATAGAGGTTTTAGTATGAATAGACCTGATAAGACTTACAATAAATTATCAAAAACAGAACGTGAGTTGGGAGGGATACCCAATACAAGCGAATCAGTAAAACAAGCACACGCTTCTGCAATAGAATCTTACATAGAACAATATGTAGGAATGAATATAGATGAAGATTTAGAAGACATAGGAACGATGCCTTTTTCGAGGACCTTGGAGGATTGGGCAAAGTTCGATATAAGTAACAGAACAAAGTTTGATGCAAGTATATCGTCAGGTTTGGCTATAATGGCGTGTCAAAAACACCTATACCAACCTGAAAAAAAACAATCAAAAATAAACATTAACTTTGCAAGGTATAATAACAAGGGAACAATAAGCGAAATTATTCAATGAAAGATGTTAAGGTAAACATAACATCGACAGGGTTTCCAAGTCAGTTTGTATCCGATGCTGAAAAAGCTACGGACGAATTTGGACTTCAGGTCGGACAGGCTATTCAATATGAATGGTTCAAGAAGGATGGAACTCAATGCAGATTCTATGACCAATGGAGAAACTTTCATAGGTTAAGACTCTACGCAAGAGGAGAGCAGCCTGTCGGTAAATATAAAAACGAGTTAGCAGTAGACGGAGATTTGTCTTATCTAAATTTAGATTGGACACCTGTACCTATCCTACCTAAGTTCGTAGACATTGTAGTTAATGGGATGTCTGATAGACTTTTTAAAGTCAAAGCATATGCGCAAGATGCTATGTCTCAATCCAAGAGAAGCAAGTATCAAGATATGATTGAAGGACAAATGGTAGCTAAACCTATTCTTGAAAAGATACAGGAAAAGACAGGCGCTAATCCATTCGTTGTAGACCCCGATAACTTACCTAAGGATGATGAAGAGTTGTCATTGTATATGCAGCTTAACTACAAACCTGCTATCGAGATAGCAGAAGAAGAGGCTATTAACACAATCCTTGAAGAAAATCATTACATAGATTTAAGAAAAAGATATGACTACGACCTTGCTACTTTAGGTATTGCGGTTGGTAAGCACGAGTTTCTACAGGGAGCAGGTGTAAAAGTTTCATATGTAGACCCTGCTAATATTGTTTATAGCTATACAGAAGACCCTCACTTTAAAGATTGTTTTTATTGGGGAGAAGTAAAGACTGTTAATATAACAGAACTAAAAAAGATTGACCCAAGTATTACTAAAGAGCAAATGGAAGAAGTTGCCAAGAGTGGACAGAGTTGGTATGACTACTACAATGTTGCGCAGTATTACGACAACGATATTTTTTACAGAGACACAGTAACATTAATGTATTTTAATTATAAGACCACAAAGAAGATGGTCTATAAGAAAAAGATTAATGAAGAAACAGGAGCAAAGAAAGTAATAGAAAAAGATGACCAATTCAATCCACCACAAGAAATGATGGATGAAGGTAACTTTGTTAAGATGTCTAAGACAATAGATGTTTGGTACGATGGAGTTATGGTTATGGGAACTAATTATATTTTAAAGTGGGAGTTAGCAGAGAATATGGTAAGACCTAAGTCTTCCTCTCAACACGCTTTACCTAACTATGTTGCAGTAGCACCAAGAATGTATAAGGGTGCTATTGAGTCTTTAGTTAGAAGAATGATACCATTCGCTGATTTAATACAGATAACTCATTTAAAATTACAACAGGTTATAGCTAAAGTTGTACCTGATGGTGTCTTCATTGATGCGGATGGATTAAATGAAGTTGACCTTGGAACAGGAAACGCTTACTCTCCTGCAGATGCTTTAAGATTATACTTCCAAACAGGTAGTGTAGTTGGTAGAAGTTATACTCAGGACGGAGAATACAATAACGCAAAAGTTCCTATTACTCAGCTTACGTCAAATTCGGGTGCAGCAAAAACACAGATGCTT